TGGAAATATATGCTTGGTTGTCTGTGCCAGAAGTAGAATTCCAGCTTAATCCAGTAGCCCCAACAACACCTGGTACTGCTAATGAGTTGGTAGTGGGTACAGTACACGAAAATATAGTGTTTATGTTGTACACCACACCAACCGTAGCATTTGTAATGGTGATGATAGTTGGGGTGAGAGTTAGGGATAGAGATCCAGCACTGAAAAGTGTGGCGGTCCCCACCGGTGTTGTTGGAGTCACATTTGACCTTACAACATGGGCAGCCATAGCTCCAGTTGTGCCGTTCGCCAAATCGATTGTTGGTTTGTAAAATTCTACGCAATAGGTCACCCAGAGTTCGCCCAAATTTTGAACGGGATTGCTTGATGTGGCAAATTGAAAATTGCCATGATCATACATTCGTAGATCTTGATTGGTGGCAACAGGGCCACCTCTAACATAAAGCTCACCGATCGGTGTTTGGTGTGGGTCACATTCCACCATATGGCATAATGCCTGGGTGGGTTTAATGCTCACAGCGAATTCTGCGTTTTCCATTTCTTGCTTCGAGACATATTTTGGCAGGTCTGCGTTGTAGTTAGTTGACATCATAATCACGCCCGGAGCACCATTGGTGACGAAGTCGGTAATTAGAGGTCGAAACTCAAACACAAGCCCGTGAATACGGTACTGTTGATAATTGGTAGCAACGCTCTGTAGCCAGGGAAAGGTTGTTGCAATTCCTGGGTTGAGCGGATATACATTGTTATTGAACGCCGCTGTTCCTGTAATGTCTCCGAGATATTCTCGATGACAGACAATATTTGTGGCTCGTGAGGATGCGAATTGAGGTACACTTCCGGACAATATGTTGTATTTGGGTGCAGAACCAACAGTTTTGTAGTCACCAGATCCAAAGATGCTTCCAATGCCTGATCCCAGCCATTTTCCAACGCTTGCACCAATCTTTGAATTTCCGAAGAAAGATCCTGCCGCGGAACCGATGATACCACCGGTGTCAGCAAAGGGAGTCTTCTTGGATTTATTCTTCTTCTTAGATTGGGACACGCGCATCTTGGACATCTTATTCTCGAGTTGCTTGATCTTCTTTGATTTGACATTTGTGTTGGTCATTAGTATTGGGTGCCGCAATGACAGGCGGGACTGTACATGACATGATAACTATTCAGGGCCTCCGTGCAGTCTCTTGGCATTCTGTTTAGCACTAAAATAATAGTTTTGGGGCATTACATCATGTCACCCAATTGACCCTTATGGAGGGCCCAACCTTGTAGTTTATCCTCATACTAAGGAGTTGATCACTTGGGTGACCACAACCTTGCAGTTTAACGTCTTACTAAGGACGTTTGGCTCTTAAGTCATTTTAGGACCGTAGAGTGGTAAATTGAAAGTGAATCTTTGCATATCCCCGAGCGGAGAAAGAAAAGTTCCTATAATAATTCTCAAGTTCTAGTTGTGCAGCTGGAGCAATACCATATGCTTTGTAGAAAGATAGGCGAGCTTGGTCGGTTGGTGGAGTATAGGCATAATACATACCTCTACCCAGAATAGTCATACCAGATATCATTGTTGGATCCTCGAGTGGTTTAGCACCCTCGGACAACTCTGTTAATCTAGCATAAAAATCTTGCCATACTGGCACACCACCTGTTATGGACATACCTCCTTGACCAACTGCTGCTAGCCATCGTTTAAGAATTTTCATATTATCAAGTGGTTTTAAAGCGACACAATCCTTGGATATTGATACCCGTGGATCTCTAATCATGCGATAAGTAGCACCGTCATATATAGGATAACACTGACAAAATTCAATTGCCTCCAAAGTATACACTGGTTCCTCCACCTCCATGAAGAAACCGTGTTTGATAAAAAAGTCATGAAGACCTTCAGTGAACAAAGTGAGGTCCCTCTGTTCAAGGAACACAACACAATCGTCACCATCATTTGCAAGTCGACCTTTAACTCCAATTTGATTGAAGTAGGCATAGACTAATGAAGACATGATGAGACAATTCCCCAGTGCTGTGTTTGAATCGCCAGACATTCTGCAACCTTCAACTTGGTATTTGACCTTTCCGGAATTGCACCGGGCAGTACCTTTGTTGGTTGTTTGCCACTTGAGCAGCTTACTAAAGTGCTTATCACCAGGATAAAACAACTTATAGA